CGGCTGGAAGGGTACACACTTCTATGCTCGAGGCCGGATGATCATTGGCGAGATGGAGCAGGCCTATCACCTCGAGTCAGTGATAAAGTGCTTTGCCGATTCCTGCCGGGTCCATGACTATCGGGCGCACTGTCACAGGATTATTGACAGTCCATATTTCCCCGTTGCGCCACAGCGTCTTTACGAGCACATCCATCCAGAGTTCAGACACGTCACACCGCTATCGGAGCGTGGTCTGTATGTGTTCCCGTGCGCCTACATGCTGGACTGGTTTCAGGCGCAGCGTGGGCACCCAGCAACAGTCCCGAACCAGATCCATGCTGAGGGCGTCGCGAAGTATTGCGATGTGTGCCCGCGGTTTAACCCAGACGATTTCACAGAGACAAAGGACAAATCATGATCAACGACTTTAAGAAAACCTTCATCGCGTTCCTGTCGACCTTGGCCGTCCTGTTTGCGCTTGTCATGCTCTATGCAATAGCTACCGGTGGCCTATAACGTTATCCAGTCATCGGACCCACGGTGCCGCCCTGAGGGTCGCTGTGTACGTGGCCGTTCACACTGCCGTTCGGCAGGATCACATCGGGCGCGTTAATTGGCAGCGTCGATGTCGCCGCAGTACCGCCCCATGTGAACGTCTGACCGTTAGACGTCATGGTAATGCCGGCTTCATTCAGGACTAGCGAAGTCGTCGGGCCAAAATTCAGCGCAATTTCGGTTTCGTTCACGACAACGGTATTGGTGCCAAAAGTGACAGTTGTCCCGCTGGTGTTCGTGACAACCGATGAAGGTATGCCGCTCGTCGTACGATTGATTACGCCGTTAGGCCCCTGGATCTGCGCTGCATCCTGATCGATCGGAGGGCTGTTCTTGTTGCTCACCGGAACGAATACCAGCGCCGACAGGTTACTGGGGCGCGAGAGAGTTGCCACGCCGCCACCAAGACCCGATACGCCGCCTAGATAGGCATCAGACGGCATTGTCATGCCGAAGTCACCTACCTGTGTCGGCATCCTGATCCAGTTGCTCTCAGCCTTCGGAATCGTGATGTTTGGCAGCGTGAATGGCGCCGCATTAACTTCAAACGCCACCGTTACAATAGCGCCGCTCACGGCCACCACGCGGCACGGCAATGCTCGACCTAGATTCAGGATGGCTTGCTGAGCACGGTTAATAGCTAACTGGTTCGTGCTTTGCTGTACCCATAGCTTGGCGTAATTCTCAGCCATCTTTATCCCTTGCTAGGTGCCGGTACCGCAGTGCAATTAAAGATTGTCGCCCATTGCCGCCCATCAGCCGCCCGAAGATTCCCGACATGGCGCGTTCCATTAACAATGAAATCGCCGTCGAATGTCGGTCGGGATTTGGCGGTCCCGAACACAGATGAATTCGGTGTCGCCGTAACGAGACCGGGTGTGTTCTGTAAGCCCTTGGGCATCGTCACAATGCTGCCTATCCCCAAATCGGAGCGCATAACGGCTTGCATCTGGATCGTGTTGATATTGAGCCAAGCTGGCTGGCCGATTAAGTCGTTGAAATCGAGTTGAATTTTCGGGGGACTAAAGAACCTATCGTAAATAATTATTCTGCCGTTCTGAATCGATATTTCTACACGTTCACCATCATAATTTTCAGTTACATCGCCAATCACCTTTGCCAATTCATCAATAGTCCCACAGACATGCACCTCGTCGTGGGTAATTTTAAGATCGTTAGCAAGGGTGTTTACGTCGACAGGAACACCCGGGTATGCAATTGAAAACGTATTCTTCAAAGCATCTGCGAGGGATGTATCAGTTGTCCAATTCAGAACGAAATTGCCGGGGTTATCTATCGTATAACCGCCAGCGACCACAACGAAGTCAATACGCTGGTCTGTGCCTTCCCAGTTGCCGAAAGACTGGTAAATCAGCCCCTTTAGAATTGTGCCCGCCTGATCCGGCTTGATGAGCGGCAGCCCCGGTGCCTTCATACCAGCTTTCAATTCAAGCGTCATACCGGCGAACTGAAAAGCCTGAGTGATGTCTGACAGCGGTACACCACGCACCGTGATACTTGATGCACCCATTGGCGTGCCACCCGCCGGGCCTGCCAGCACGTCAAACTCGATTTGCAGAGCTGCCGGGTCGTAGATGCCGTTAGGATGAGTAGTGAACTTCCTAATAGGAATCTGATTTGCAGTGTTAAATCCAAACTTCGACGGCAAAGTCGGAGGACCGTTTAATAGACCTGGCGTAGACAGGCCCAGCGTCGACACTCCCGCGGTCGGAAGTTCACCAAAGATCGAAAGTTCGTAGTAGCGAGCCATGATGCCTTAAGGCGAGACCTCGAAATTACCTGTATCAGCCCGGTATAAAAGCGTGGAAACGGTGAAGATTCCGGGCGCCAACAGGATGTCGAAATTCAGAGGGGAGCCGATCATGGCGCCAGTCCAGATGTTGTTTCCCGACTGATCCGTCAAAGCACAATACCAGCGCTGTCCGCTAATGTTCCAGGACGCCGACAGCGTGTAACTCGTACCGTCCAACGTCACCGGAGTGGAGAAGGGCGGCGATGCGTTGTTGTTCGGGATGAAGGGGATGAGCGTGGTCATGGCACAAACTGCTTCCCGGTTGCTGGGTCAAACACGAACGACGTGCCGGGCATCAGATTCGTCAAGGAATTGCCTATAGAGCTAATCGCTGTTAGCGGACTAGACCAGAATGATGTGCCTGCGACAGTAGGTGCCGATACCGGTGCTCCACTGTTGAGCTTGCTCATGAGTGAGTTCAGAGCTGATGTAGCCTGAGTCTGCGTCACTAGCGGCTGAACAAAGTCCAACTGGTACTCAATCATTTGCTGTTTCGTACCCCCGCCAGTCACATCCGTCATCGCGGTAAGAAGCATGTTGGTATACAAATACGCCGGGGTGGCCACGTGATACCGGCCGCCGGCCGCGTTGTGAGCAACAAGAGAATTCTGCAACGATGTGAGGATGGGAAGTTTGGTCAAATATCCGGCCGTATCCTTCACTGGGCAAATCATCCGCAGGCTGATATTTAGCGGATTCTGGATGGTTGCATTCGCCGCCACACTCTGCGATGCAAACGGGTACGTCGCGATCGATTGATTAACCAGCGTACTTCCCGGAACCGGCACATAACGCGCGAAGAACGCATCTGTATTCACGCCGCCCGAAATTGCGCCCTGCAAGGCGGCTGCTGCCTGGCCCCCCAGAGCAATGATGGGCAGCAGCCCGAACGGTACATTCGCCGCAATTCCGTCGACGAGGATAATCGGCGAAATTTGGAACGATAAATCATAGGCAACGGCCGCTGCGGGAGTGCTCATATCAATGTCCTGCGGCGTTCGCCGACGTCGCTACATTCGCGCTTGTCGAGTTGGTGACGTTCAAGTTCACGGGCTTGTTGTTTGCCGTTTGCAGATACTTATTGAAACTCTTGATGAAATCAGAAGTTTCATTCGGAAGGTGGGATGTCCATTGATTCCCATTAGCAGCTATATCAGCATCCAGACGCTTATTATTCTTATTTCCCATACCCCAATTCCATGCGCCCAATGCCTTATCGTTATCGCCGTGATACCTGGATCTCAAATCGCTAAGATAAAGGGCGGCAGCTTCTGCAGACTGACGAAGATCCATTGGATCTTTTAATCCGTATATCTTGGCGGTATCCGGGATGAATTGAAATGCACCTTTGGCACCGGATGCTTTGTTCCATGCGTTCGGAGTTATGCGTCCATGCCCTTCAGTCATCGCCAAGGCAAATAACGATCCCCGCGGTAAGCCATCCCTTTTTTCAATCTCAGCAAAATAAGGCGGCTCTCCCGTGATTTGCGATTGATTCCCGGAACTCCCACCTGTTACCGATCCGCTTGCTACATGATCGTTCCCAATGTCGCTTGGACTCACGCCTTTACTGGGTGACTTGGCATCTGAGCCCCCAGTCGACCAAAAAGCTAGACCGGATATTGCATTAGCCAGAGTTGTAAGCGCGGGGGTTGCATTAACCAGCGCGCTATTGAACGAGTTCATGACTTTATCGTGATCGGCCTGAAGTTGCGCCGCAGCCGCCGCAGCGGCATCGCCTTTGTCCTGACTGATAAAGTTATTTTTAGCATCCGTCTGTTCTTTTGCCCACGAACTGGCTAGATCCCCGCGGCCGTAGCTGGCTGCCGCCGATACTTGTTGAAAGTTAAATGGGCTATTGGCATAGTTTTGCCCAAATAGAAAGGCGGCGTTCTGCCCGCTCTCTTTCCATGCCCTAACCTTATCAGACTCACTTTTCAGGATATTGAATGCTACCTGGTCGACAGGCTGATTTTGAGCTGTCGTTGGATCGACGCCAGACATTGCGAGCGTGCCCCACGTCGCCGGATTGCCGATCATGCTTTGCACGTTTCCCAGTGCAGACGAATCTATACCATACTTTTTGAAATTGGCATCAAATGCTTGAGTCTGTCCAATATTCAGGCCGAGACTTTTGGCATCAAGATTCTGTGATGCTACAGTGGTTGTAGCACCATACACCGCCTTGATAGCCGCCGTGACAGCAGCGATAGTCGCGCCCACAGCCATACCGCCGACCCCAAAGGCCGTCATCTTTGTAGAAAGACCGCTCATCTTCAAGAGGTCTTTGTGCATGCCTTGGGAGTGCTTCGCCATGCGCTCCATTTGGATAGAGCCGTCTTTTAGCTTTCCATTGAACTTGTCCTGGACGCCAGTCGACTTCTGCATCGCCTTCGAAATTGCATCTGCCTGGATAGCTGCGATCTTCAGAAAGTCTTTCGACTGCTTGGATGACTTCGAAAAGTGGTCCATTGGGTCGTTGGCATCATCGATTGCGCCAACGACCTTTTGCCATCCTTCGGGCATGCTTTCTAACTGTTTCGTGTACTTCTGAAAGAGCGCATGAAACTCGCGAAACTGCGAATCGTCGACGTCGACGGTAATTATTGACTTGGCTGCCATTATCGTTTCGCGGATTCAATTAAATAACGCTGGCGGTACTCAAGCGCCGACCGATAGGGCGAGTTATACCGTTCGAAGGTCTCGACGAATCCTTCTCCCCCAATAAAATTCAGGATGGAATCGAGGATCGTACCGGAGTCGTAGGTTCGGCCGGCGTCGAGTTCGGCAAAGAACCTAGGTATTCCATAGGCGCTAAGTGCGTAATCGACGACGCCAGCAGAGAAGCGGTTGCCTTCGCTACCGTCTCGCGATCGGCTTTTCTCGCCATCGCA